ATGAAATGGTTCGGTCGCAAGGCGGCCGGGCGCGATGTCGCGCGTCCGGTCATGGGGAGCCCGCGCGAGGGCGCGCGGTTGGGGGAGTGGCCGGCCGCTTATGCCGAGCAGGTGCGCGAGGGATATTGCCTGAACCCCGTGGCACAGCGGGCGGTGCGGCTGGTGGCGGAGGCCGCGGCGCAGGCGCCGGTCGAGGCGAGCGAGCCGGCGCTGGCGGCGCTCGTCGCCGAGCGGACGGGCGGGCAGCCGCTGATGGAGACGCTGGCGGCGCAGCTCCTCCTTCACGGCAATGCGTTCGTGCAGCTGCTGGGGGACGGCGCGGGGGGCGTCGCCGAGTTGTTCGCGCTCCGGCCCGAGCGGGTGACGATCGAGACCGACGCCAATGGCTGGCCGGTCGGCTATCGCTATGCGGTGGGGAGCCGGGTGATGCGCCTGCCCGCCGAGGATGCGGCGGGAAGGCCCGCGGTCATCCATATCCGGCATTTCCATCCGCTCGACGACCATCTGGGGCTGGGGTGCCTGGGCGCGGCGATGGGGGCGATCGCGATCCACAATGCGGCGACGCGCTGGAACAAGGGGCTGCTCGACAATGCCGCGCGGCCGTCCGGCGCGCTGGTCTATGACCCCGGCGACGGATCGAGCCTGTCGGCCGAGCAGTACGCCCGCCTGAAGGACGAGATGGCCCTTGCCTATCAGGGGGCGGGCAATGCCGGGCGGCCGATGCTGCTTGAGGGCGGCCTGAAGTGGCAGGCGATCAGCATGAGTCCGGCGGACATGGATTTCGTGGGGCTGAAGGCGGCGGCGGCGCGCGAGATCGCGCTCGCCTTCGGCGTGCCGCCGATGCTGATGGGGCTGCCGGGCGACAATGCCTATGCCAATTACCGCGAGGCCAATCGCGCGCTGTGGCGGCAGGCGGTGGTGCCGCTGGCCGACAACATCCTGGGCGCGCTCGCCGAGGGGCTGCGGCCGTGGTTCGCCGATGCCGTCCTGCGCGTCGCGGTCGATCGGGTGAGCGTGCTGGGCGAGGAGCGCGCGGCGATGTGGGCCCGGATCGGGTCGGCGGATTTTCTCTCCGACGAGGAGAAGCGGCGGATGCTGGGAGTGGAGGCATGAGCGCGCTGCTGGCCGAGCTGATCGCCCAGGCGGAGGCGGAGGGCGCGAGCCTGTCGGTGCTGCGCGGCATCGCCGAGGAAGCGGGGGAGACGGCGGCGGCGCGGGCCCTTGCGAGGCTGGGGCTCGCCGATGGCGGGGCGGCGAAGGACATGGCGGAGCTGCGCGAGCTTCTGGCGGCGTGGCGCGATGCGAAAAGGTCGGCGCTGAAGGCGGTGCTGGCCTGGGTGACGCACATGCTGACCGCGTGCCTGCTGGTCGGGCTGGCGGTGAAGCTGGGGTTTTCGGGGTGGGTGAAGTGAGGGGGTCGAGGGGCGACCTGACCCTGGCGGGTAGCCCGGTGGAGGCCGGGGGCCGGTTGGGTCGCGGTGACGCATCTTCGATGCCGTCCGGTCCCGGACCTCGGCCTTCGCCGGGATGCGGGGTGGGGGGTGGTCTGCCGCTGCCGCCGGACTGCGGCCTTCGCCGGGAAGGATCGGGAGAGGATGGACCGCCTGCCCTGCGCTTCGCCGGCTATGCGGCGATCTTCGACCGGGCGGATCGCGGGGGCGACGTGGTGCGGCGGGGGGCGTTTGCGGGGGCCGGACGGGTGCCGCTGCTCTGGCAGCATGGCGGGGCACCGGTGGGCGCGATCGAGCGGGTCGCGGAGGACGCGCGCGGGCTCAACGTCATCGGTCGGATCGAGCGGGCGGGGCTCGCCGCGATGGTCGCGAGCGGCGCTCTGACGGGGCTGTCGTTCGGGTACCGCGCTCGGGTAGTCACACATGGAACATATCGTGAACTCATCCGGCTCGACCTGCATGAGGTGAGCCTGGTGGCGCAGCCGATGCAGCCGCTCGCGCGGGTGACGGCATTCGAATGGGTGAAGGAGGACGAGACGGCATGACCAAGATCGACATGAGCTTTGCGGGTGCGAGCCCCGCCGCCGACGCGCGGCCGATGCTGGAGGGTGCGCGGGCGCCCGGCGGCGCGGCGTTCGAGGGGTTTCTTCGCGCGGGCACCGGCATCGCCGAGGCCAAGGCGTTCACCGGCATCACCGGCCCCGAGGGCGGCTATGCCGTGCCGCGCGAGATCGATGCGCAGATCGACGCGGCGCTGAAGGCGGCCAGCCCGATCCGCGCGCTCGCCAACGTGGTTCAGGTGGGGTCGAACGGCTATCGCAAGCTGGTCACGACGGGCGGCACGCCGTCGGGCTGGGCGAGCGAGGGGGCGGCGCGGCCGGCGACCGCCAGCCCGACCTTCAACGAGATCGCGCCGCCGATGGGCGAGCTTTATGCCAACCCGGCGGCGAGCCAGGCGATGCTCGACGATGCGGGCTTCGACGTCGAGACCTGGCTGGCCGGCGAGATCGCGATGGAGTTCGCCAAGGCCGAGGGGGCGGCGTTTATCGCCGGCAATGGTGTCGACAAGCCCAAGGGCTTCCTCGCCCAGCCGACCGCCGCGACGGGCGATGCCGCGCGGGCGTTCGGGACGCTGCAGCATGTCGCGACGGGCACCGCAGGCGATTTTGGGGCCAACCCGCAGGACAAGCTGATCGACCTGATCCAGAGCCTGCGCTCGCCCTATCGTCAGGGAGCGGCGTGGGTGATGAATGCGGCGACGCTGGCGCGCATCAGGAAGCTCAAGACCGCGGACGGCGCGTTCCTGTGGGTGCCGGGGCTGGTGGCGGGGCAGCCCGACACGCTGCTCGGCTATCCGGTGGTCGAGGCCGAGGAGATGCCCGACATCGCCGCGGGCAGCCTGTCGATCGCGTTCGGCAACTTCAAGGCCGGGTACGTCATCGCCGAGCGGGGCGAGACGCAGATCCTGCGCGATCCCTATTCGAACAAGCCGTTCGTCCATTTCTACGCGACCAAGCGCGTGGGCGGGGCGGTGAGCAATTCGGAAGCGATCAAGCTGCTGAAGTTCGCCGCGGCCTGATTTCCCCTGAGCCTTAGCCCTCCCCTTGGCGGGGAGGGCCATTTTTTTCGGGAGACGGGGGATGGAGGAAGCGGATCGGGCCGCGGGAGTGGCCGCGGTCAGGGCATTGCTGCGGATCGGCTCGGAGGCCGAGGACGGGCTGATCGGCGCGCTGGTGAGCGAGGCGTTCGACCTGGCCGAGCGGTTCACCGGGCAGGTGCTGATCGCGCGGAGCATAAGCGAGCGGATCGCGGCCGACGGGACGTGGCGGCGGCTGGTGGCGACGCCGGTGCGGTCGATCGCGGAGGTGAGTGCCGATGGCGCGCCGCTGACCGCCGAGGTTTATGCGGTCGATATCGATGCAGATGGCGACGGCTGGGTGCGGGTGAGCGGGGCCGCGCGGGTCGTGACGGTCGCCTTGCAGGCGGGGCTGGCCAGCGACTGGGCCTCGCTTCCCTCGGCGATCCAGGGCGGGATCGTGCGGCTGGCGGCGTATCGCTTCGACGCGCGCGAGGCGGGGGAGGCGCCGCCGGCGGCAGTGTCGGCGCTGTGGCGGCCGTACCGGCGGCTGCGGCTGGCCGAGGCGCGGGCATGAGCGCGGCGGTGGAGCGGGTGGCCGAGCGGCGCGCGGCGGCGGTGCGCGAGCGCGTGGCGGCAGTGCTGGCGCGCGAGGGCGCGGTGACGATCGAGGGCGAGCGCGTGGTGCTCGAGCGGCGGGCGGGGGTGCTCGCAGGCGACCTTGCCTGGGTAGCGGGAGCGATCCGATGAGCGCGGCGCGGTTGCACGAGGCAGTGGCGGCGGCGCTGAGGGCGGCGCCGGGGCTGGCGGCGGCATCGGTCTTCGCCTCGCCGCCGGTGCGCTCGGCAGTGCCCTATGCGCTGGTGGGCGAGGCGGTCGTCGCCGACTGGTCGACCAAGGACGCCGCGGGGTTCGAGGCGCGGGTGACGGTCGAGCTCCATGACGCGCGCGAGGACGGCGCCGTGGTGCGCGGCCTGGCCGAGGCGGCGCGGGCGGCGGTCGAGGCGATGGCTGACGACATTGGCCACGGGTGGCGGATCGTCAGCCGCCTGTTCGTGCGCCAGCGCATCGTGCGGACGCGGGGGCAGTGGGTGGCGAGCGTCGAGTTTCGGGTGCGGGTGCTCTCGCAGGGATGATGAGGAGGGTCTTATGGCGGCGGAGAAGGGAAGTGCGTTCCTGTTGAAGGTGGGGAACGGGGCGGTGCCGGTGGCCTATTCGACGATGGCGGGGCTGCGCACGACGCAGCTGTCGATCAACGGCGAGGCGGTGGCGATCACGTCGAAGGATTCGGGTGGGTGGCGCGAGCTCCTGTCCGGGGCGGGCGTGCGGTCGGTGAGCGTGGCGGCGGCGGGGATCTTCACCGGATCGGCGGCGGAGACGCGGATCAAGGGGAGTGCGCTCGCCGGCACGATCGACGATTATCGGCTGAGCTTCGAGAGCGGCGAGACGATGACCGGGCGGTTCCTCGTCACGCGGCTCGACTATGCCGGCGATGTGGGCGGGGAGCGGAGCTACACGCTGGCGCTCGAAAGCTCCGGCGCGGTGGTGAGCGCGTGAATCCCGCACGGGGCGAGGCGTCGATCCGGGTGAGCGGCGAGCTGCTGGTGCTGCGCCCGAGCTTCGCGGCTTTGGTCGCGGCGGAGGGCGAGCTGGGGCCGCTGTTCGCGCTGGTCGAGCGGGCGGCGGCGGGGCGGCTGGCGCTGGGCGAGATGGTGGCGCTGTTCTGGCATTGCCTGAAGGACCCGGCGCCAATGCCGCGCGAGGCGTTTGCCGAAGGGGTGGCGGCGGGCGGGCTCGCGGCGGCGACCCCGGCGCTCAAGGTGCTGCTCGGGCAAATCCTGGCGGGGCGGTGATGTTTGCTCCTTTGGATAGAGGCCGCACCGGCCCGCTCCCCCACCCGACCACCCACACCATATCCTGGACGGGTGGCCGGGTGGGGGAGCGGGCCGGTGCGGCACCTGATCCGGCGTTCCCGGATCAGAACAAGGCGTTCGCCGACGCCGCGGTGCGGCTGGCGGGGATGGCCGGCTTGGCGTTCGGCTGGTCGCCGGACGCCTTCTGGGCGGCGACGCCGGCGGAGCTGGGCGCGCTGGTGCGTGCGCTGGCGGGTGAGGAGGGGCCGGTCGCCGATGCGGGCGACCTCCGGCGATTGATGGAGGCGTTTCCCGATGGATGAGGAAATCGAGCGGCTGGTCGTCAACGTCCGCGCCGATACCGCAGGCTTTGCGCGCGACGTGGCGGCGATGCGCGCGAGCCTGGAAGGACCGATGGAGGCGGGGGCCGCACGAGCCGGGCGGGCGATCGACACGACGCTCGCCCGCGCGCTGCGCACCGGCAAGCTGGGGTTCGAGGATCTGGGCCGGATCGCAACCGCGGTGCTGGGCGAGATTGCGGTGAGCGCAGTGCAGGGCGGGCTGGGATCGCTGCTGGGCGGCGCCAAGGGGGGTAGTGGCGGCGGCGGGCTGGTGTCGGCGTTGCTCGGCCTGTTCGGCGGGGCGCCGGGACGCGCGACGGGTGGGCCGGTGTCGCCCGGGCGCCCCTATTGGGTGGGCGAGCGCGGGCCGGAATTGTTCGTGCCCACGAGCGCGGGGCGAGTCGAGGTGCCGGGGGGGGCGACGGACGTGCGGCCTGTGGCGACGCCGATCCTGCCGGCGGCGGGGCCGCGCGAGGTGCGGGTGGCGATCACCGTCAACGCCCGCGGCGGCGAGGCGCCGGCGGCGCTTGCCCAGTCGGGTCGGCAGGTGGCGCGAGCCGTGCGCGCGGCGCTGATGCGCGAGGCGTGAGCCGATCCCGCCCTCCCTGCCGTGGAGGAGAACGGTTGGAGAAAAATCATGGGGCATTGGCTGGCGGCTGCACGGAGCGTGCAGGCGGCGGGGCATCTGACGCGTTTCGATCCGCGGTTCTGGACGGTCGATTTTCCGCGGCCGATGATGGCGAGCGTCGTGACGACCGCGCCCGACGGCCTGCGTGTCGATGCCGTCTTTTATCGCAAGGGCGATCTGGCGGGGCTGATCTGGGACAGCGTCGATCGCTGGGATCATCCGCTGACGAGCTATGACACCGACCGCGATTATCGCGGGTGCGTGCTGTCGTTCCGGTGGCGCTCGGGCGGGATCGTCGCGCTGGATGCGGTGAACGGCCCGACGCTGACGATCGAGGGGCGCGATGCCGGGGGTGCCCCGCGCGCCTGGTATGTGCGGCTCTGGAACTATGCGGTCGGCACGCCCGAGGATGCGCGGGTGACGATCGACTTCGACGCGCTCGAAGGCGGGTTCACCCTGCCGGGCGAGGCGGACCCGGTGTTCGCGGGCGATATCGACCGGATGTTCGTGTCGCTGGTGCCCGAGGGCTATGTCGAGGGAAGCGCTGAGCCGATCGGCGTGGTCGAGGGGTGGGCCGAGCTGACCGACATGGCCTGCACCGGGCCGCGATCGGTACTGACGATCGGCGAGTGCATCGTGCCCGAGCATCGGTTGCGCATCGCGACGGGATATGACGACGCCTATAATCAGACGCCGGCGCGGGTGATGCGCAACATCGAGCTGCTCGGCTATCGCGGCGTCATCAACCACTATGTCGGCATGAGCCACTATTTCCGGCTCGAGCACGCATCGGGCGGGCTTTACGTGAGCCTGAGCGGGGGCGTGCTGAATGCCCCGTGCCTTGCCTGGCATCGCGACTTCGCCGCGCTGGTGGCGGCGAGCGGGCGGTCGGTGATCTGGTCGCTGAGCTATGAATTGTTCGACGAACATTGCTGGGGCGACTGGAAGCAGCGCGCGACCGACGGCAGCCCGGCGCTGACCGGGTGGGTGCCGCCCTCGACGCTGCTGAGCCCGGCGCATGTCGGCGCGATGGGGTATCTGCGCGTGGTGGCGCAGGCGTTCGCGGGGATTGCGCTCGAGGCGGGCCTGCCGATGCGGTTCCAGGTGGGGGAGCCGTGGTGGTGGGTGCGCGCCGACGGGACGCCGTGCCTGTATGACGCGGCGGCGGTGGCGGCGTTCGGGGGCGATCCGCCGGTGATCGCGAGCCTGAAGGCGCCGCTGGGGGCGGCCGAGCGGGCGCTGCTCGATGCGGCGGGGGCGCTGCTGGCGGCATCGACGGCGGCACTGTGCGAGGGCGTTCGCGAGGTCGCGCCGAACGTGGAGACGCTGCTGCTGGCCTATCTGCCGACGATCCTCGACGCTGGCATGCCCGAGGCGAAGCGCGCCAATCTGCCCATTGGCTGGGCGAGCCCGGCGTTCGATGTGCTGCAGCTCGAGGATTATGACTGGGCCGCGACGGGCAATGTCGGTGCGAGCGCGCGCGGGGCGGCGGCGGCGGAGGTGCGGCTCAATTATCCGCGCGAACGGCAGCATTACCTGTCGGGGTTCGTGTTGCGGCCCGATCAGGCGGGACAGTGGCACGCGATCGCCGCCGCGGCGGAGGCGGGGCGGGCGCGGGGCGTCGCCGAGACCTTCGTCTGGGCGCTGCCGCAGGTGCTGCGCGACGGCTTCGTGCATTTCGAGGAAGAGGAGGACGACGTGCAGGCGTTCGACGATGTGCGCTTTCCGCTGGCGCTCGGGCGCGAGGCGGAGGTGATGCCCGAAACCTCGACCGCGATCCTGACGAGCGCGAGCGGGCATGAGCGGCGGAACGTCGCCTGGGGGTCGGCGCGGACACGCTATGATGTCGGGCCGGGGGTGCGATCGGAAACGGATATTGCTGCGCTCCTCAACTTCTTTCGCGCGCGGATGGGGCCGGCGCGGGCGTTCCGGCTGCAGGACCCGTTCGATCATCGGGGCGAGGACGAAGCGATCGGGACCGGCGACGGCAGCGCGATGCGCTTCCCATTGGTTCGTCGCTATGGCGCGAGCGACCGGCGGATCACGCGGCCGGTGGCGGGGACGGTCGAGGTGCGCGTCGACGGGGCCCTGGCGGGGGGCTGGACGCTCGATCCGGGCGGCTGGGTGACGTTCGACATGCCGCCGCCGGTCGGCGCGGCGATCACCGCGAGCTTCGAATATGACGTGCCGGTGCGCTTCGCCGAGGATCGGCTGACCGTCAGCCGCGCGACCTTCCTGGCGGGCGAGGCGGCGTCCGTACCGCTGATCGAGGTGCGCGAGGCATGAGCTGGCTGGCCGAGACCTGCGCCACGATCGCCTTTTGCTGGCGGGTCGAGCGGCGCGACGGGGTGGCGATCGGGCTGACCAGCCACGACCGCGACCTTGTTATCGAAGGCATCGTCCACCGCGCGGCGCCGGGGATCAGTCCCTCGGCGATCAAGCGGTCGGACGGGCTCGACGCCGACAGCATGGACGTGACCGGCGCGCTGACCCACCGCGCGATCGGCGAGCGCGACCTGATCGCCGGGCGCTGGGACGGGGCGCGGGTGGCGATCAGCGCGGTCGACTGGACCAATGTCGCCAACCGGGTGCCGCTGGGCGAGGGAACGATCGGGGCGATCGAGACGGCGGATGGCGGGTTCACCGCCGAGCTGCGCGGCGCGTCGGCGGCGTTCGAGGCGCCGGCGTGCGAGGTGACCTCGCCCGAATGCCGCGCGGAATTGGGCGACGGGCGCTGCCGCGTGCCGATGGCGGCGCGGCGGCGGGTGGTACGGGTCGTGGCGGTGGCCGACGCTACGCTGACCGTCGATACGGCGGAGCCGGGCGACAATCTCTATGGCAGCGGGCGGCTGCGCTGGCTGGACGGCGACAATTCGGGGCTGGAGGCGGCGATCGACCGGTCGGCGGGGACGGCGGTCAAGCTGCGCGAGCCGCCGCGGCTGCCGGTGCGTGCCGGCGACCGGGCGGAACTGATCGAGGGGTGCGACAAGAGGCTGGCGACCTGCGCGGGGCGGTTCGGCAACGCCGCGAACTTTCGCGGCGAGCCGTTCCTGCCGGGAATCGACCTGCTCACGCGCTATCCCGGCGCATGAGGTGCGGTCTGGCGGCGGCCGGGGCCGCGCGGGCGCTGGTCGGCGCGCGCTTTCGCCTGCACGGGCGCGACCCGGCGACGGGCCTCGATTGCGTGGGAGTGGCGGCGTGCGCGCTGGGGCGCAAGGTGCCGGGCGATTACGCGCTGCGAACCGGGGACGCCGACCGTGCTGCGAGCCGGATCGCGGCGGCGGGGCTGGCGCGGGTCGCCGCGGGGCGGCCGGGCGACGTCGTGCTGATGCGCGTGGGACCGGCGCAGCTGCATCTGGGCGTGCTGATCGAGGGCGGCATGGTCCATGCCGATGCCGGCCTGCGCCGCGTGGTCGAGCGGCCAGGGCCGCCCGGCTGGCCGGTGATCGGCTGCTTCAGACCACAAGCGGAGGAATAGATGGCGACGCTGATCCTGACCACGGTGGGAACGATCGTCGGCGGGCCGATCGGCGGTGCGATCGGGGCGATCGCCGGGCAGGCGGTCGATCGCGCGGTCTTTCGGCCGGCGGCGCGGCAGGGGCCGCGGCTAAATGAGCTGGCGGTCCAGACCTCCTCCTACGGCAGCGAGATCCCGCAGCTGTTCGGGACGATGCGCGTGGCGGGCACAGTGATCTGGGCGACCGACCTCATCGAGACGCAGAGCACCGACGGTGGCGGCAAGGGGGCGCCGCATACCGTCCGCTACAGCTATTCGGCGTCGTTCGCGGTGCTGCTCTCGGCGCGGCCGATCCGCACGGTGCGGCGGATCTGGGCCGACGGCAAGCTGTTGCGCGGCGTGGGTGGCGGGTTCACCGCGGAGACGGGGTTCCGGCTCCATACCGGCGGCGAGGACCAGGCGGCCGATCCGCTGATCGCGAGCGCGGTCGGAGCCGAACGGGCGATGGCGATGCGGGGTCAGGCCTATGCCGTGTTCGAGGGGCTGGCGCTCGCCGACTTCGCCAACCGGATCCCGTCTCTGACCTTCGAGGTGGTCGCTGACGAGGGGGCGTGCGATCCCGGCGAGATCGCGGCAGCAGTGGGCGGCGGACGGCTGATCACGCGCGAGCCGATGGGGCCTGCGCTCGGCGGCTTCTCGGCCCATGGCGGCAGCCGGCGCGCGGTGATCGAGGCGCTGGCGAATGCAAGCGGCGGCTGGTTCGCGCCCGATGGCGACGCCATGGCGATGCGGGCGGGCGAGGGGCCGGCAGTGGCGGTGGCCGATGCGGGGCTGGGCGGCGCGCGGGGCGTGCGCACGGTCGCGCCCGCCGATCAGGCACCCAAGGTGGTGACGATCGGCCATTATGATGCCGCGCGCGACTATCAGGCGGGGCTCCAGCGCGCGGTGCGGCCGGGGGCGGGCTGGCGCGAGCGGCATGAGGAACTGCCTGCGGTGCTGGCCGCCGACACCGCCAAGCAGGTCGCGGCGTCGATGCTGGCGCGCGCCGATGCCGATCGCCGCCGGCGGCGCGTCGCCTGCGGCTGGGAGGGGCTGGCGATCCCGCCGGGCGCGCGGGTGCGGGTCGAGGGCGATGCTGGCCTGTGGCGGGTGACGGGCTGGAGCCTGGAGGCGATGGCGGTCGAGCTCGAGCTCGCGCCGATCGCGCTCGCCACGGCGACCGCCAGTGCCGATCCGGGCGCGGTGGTCGGTGCGCCCGACCGGCCGCGGGGGCGCACGATCCTGGTCGCGGCCGAACTGCCGCCGCTCGACGACGCGCTTCCCTCGCGCGCGCAGATCGTCGTCGTGGCAGGCGGGACCGAGCCGGGGTGGCGCGGTGCGACCGTGCTGATGAGCAGCGATGCGGGCACGAGCTGGAGTGCCGCGGCGTCGCTGCGCGCGGCGGGCGTGGTCGGGCAGGTGGTGACGCCGCCGGGCACGGGCCTCGCGGCGATCGAGGATCGGCGCAGCGAGCTCATCGTCGAGCTGGCGCATGACGGGATGACGCTGGCGGGGGCAAGCCAGGCGGGGATGGACGGCGGTGGGAACCTGGCGCTGGTGGGCGGCGAGCTAATCCAGTTCGGGGTGGCCGAGCAGGTCGCGCCGCGCCGCTGGCGGTTGCGGCAGCTCTGGCGCGGGCGGCGCGGGACCGGGTTGGCGATCGGTGGGCATGTCGCCGGCGAGCCGTTCGCACTGTTGTCGCCGGGCAGTGTGACGCTGTTGCCCGCCGGCGTAGCGATCGGGGGCACGCTGTCGCTCGCGCCGTCGAGCCCCGGCGACACGGGTCCGTTGCGGACGACCGAGGTTCCGGTGACGGGCGTGTCAGTCGCGCCGCCTGCGCCAGCGCACCTGCGCGCGGCTCGAGTGGCGAGCGGCGGCTGCCGGCTGGACTGGATCCGCCGCAGCCGGGCCGGCTGGCGCTGGGAGGATGCGGTCGATGTGCCGCTCGTCGAGGAGCGCGAGCGATACCGGATCGAAATCTTGGGCGGCGCTGGGCCGCCTCGATTCGTCGAGTCCGACGCGGCGACGCTTTCGATCGACGGCGGCGGGAACACGGCCCGATTGGTGCAGATCGGCACCCATGGCGCTTCGCCCGCGCGCACCATCATGCTGGAGGACTGATCCAATGGCCGAGGAACGGACCGATCGCCATGCGCTGCCGCTGCTGCAGGCGGGGCAGGCGCAGAAGGAACTGACGCACAACGAGGCGTTGGTGATGCTCGACCTGCTGGCGATGGCGGCGGCAACCGGCATCGCCGAGGTGCCCCCCGCGGCGCCGTCGCCGGGGGATTGCTGGATCGTCGGCCCCGCGGCAGGCGGGCCGTGGGCAGGCGCGGCGAACATGCTGGCGGGCTGGACCGAGAGCGGCTGGCGCTTCGCCGCGCCGACCCCCGGCATGCGGGTGTGGCTGACGAGCGACGATTGCGAAGCGGCGTGGCGCGATGGCGCGTGGGTCGTGGGCGAGACGCGAACCCGGCGGCTGGTGATCGGTGGCGAACAGGTTGCCGGCCCGCGGCAGCCCGCGATTGCGGCGCCGTCGGGCGGTGCGACGGTGGACGTCGAAGCGCGCGCGAGCCTGACCGCGATCCTGGCTGCGCTCACCGCGCACGGATTAGTTGCGACAGACTGA